TACTGTATGCCTAGACTTAGTTTATATCGCCCTAATCGACAAAACGATTACAAATTTATTGACCGCACTGTTATGGAAATGTATCAGGTTGGCGGTGTAGATATGTTCATTCACAAATACCTTGGCCCACAAATGAGTGGTGATGATAGTTCAAGTGTAAGTGGCGGAACACAAGATGCTACACAACCTGCTTATTCCAGCGAGTCTCCGTTGTTTATAGAAGATTTATTTCTATTAGAAAACAGAGATAGAAAATACGATGACGATGTATATCAAATGCGAGGTGTGTATAATGCACAAGATATTGATTTTGATCTAAGTCAATTTGGTTTATTTTTAAACAACGATACCTTGTTTATTACATTTCATTACAATTTTATGATAGACACACTCGGACGTAAACTTATGAGTGGTGATGTTTTAGAGCTTCCTAACTTGAAAGATTTCAATCCTTTAGACAGTGGTATTGCACGTGCTATACCAAAGTACTATGTAATACAAGATGCATCATTTGCCAGTGAAGGATTCTCACAAACATGGTTGCCGCACTTGTGGCGTGTAAAAGCAACACCACTTGTGAGTGCTCAAGAGTATAATGACATACTTAAGAAGCCATTTGAAGTTGAGAATATTTGGGATAACGGAAATTACTATCCAAAAGGAAGTATCGTACTGAGTGGCGATTCTTACTATAAAGCGATAGCAGATGTTGACCCCGGAACAGATATAACCAGCACTGCTCATTGGGAAGAATTTACACCAAAGAGTGAAATTGAAACTTTTGGCACTGTAACTAAAGATAGAGAAATAAATGATGCAATACTTACACAAGCAGAGTACGAAGTTCCTTATAGCGGATACGACAGTGTTAAGTTTTATATCGTGCCAACAAACGAAGATGGCACACCAGCAGATCCAAACAGTTACACAGTAGATAATACAGGAATAACAGTTGACACAACCAATGTTGATGTAGATGGGCAACCGCAAAGTCCAAGAGCAAATGGTTATACATTAGGTTATTTAACAGGCGATGGTATTGCACCCAATGGGTTACCAGTTACACCAGGAATTAGTTTTCCTAGTAATGCACAAGAAGGTGACTTTGCACTTAGATTAGATTATTATCCAAATAGACTTTTTCGCTACAGTGGGTCAAGATGGGTTAAGTATGAAGACGATGTGAGGACTAATTTGACACCAGGTGATAAAGAAAAAGCAGTTGCAAATTACGGAAATGTAAAATCTCAAACACAACGTAGTAGTTTTGTAAACAATACAAATAAAACCAATACTGAAGATCGTGGACAGATTGACGAAAGACAACCTTTAAGTAAAATACTTAAACCGCAGGCTGATAATTAATGCAACAATTTTTTTATGATGAACAAATACGCAGATTTTTGTTGCAATTTACAAGAGTGTTTTCTAACTTTCAAGTAGAGTACGGCAGAGATGCTGATAATAATAGCAAAACATTATACAGAGTTCCCGTAAGATATGGCGATGCTACACGTCAAGCACAAACTATAATCCAACAGAATAGTGCAAATTCCTTACCAAGCACCCCTCTTATGACATTTCACGTGACAAATTTAAATTATGCAAGAGATAGAATGCAAGAGCCTACGTTTGTACAAAAACAAAATGTGAGACAACGATATTGGGACACTGTCAGTGAATCATACGAAACAACACAAGGAAACGCATTTACTATTGAAAAACTTATGCCTGTTCCATTTGACTTAGAAGTAAATTTAGACATCTGGACATCAAATACTAACCAAAAGTTACAATTGCTCGAACAACTTTTAACACTTTTTAATCCAGCACTAGAAATCCAAAGTACAGAGAACTTTATTGACTGGACCAGTCTAAGTGTAATGTACTTAGAACAAGTAACATGGAGTTCAAGAGCAATTCCACAAGGTACAGATGATCCAATTGACATTGCGTCTTTACGTTTTGTTATGCCAATTTTCATTTCGCCACCTGCTAAAGTCAAGAAGTTAGGAGTTGTTGAAAAAATAGTTGCAAGTGTATTTGATGGTAATGGTGATATGTCTGAAGCAATTTTTGATAGTGACCTATTAATGGGTACCAGACAAAAATTTACACCTTTTAATTATCAAACACTTTTGATTGGAAACAAGTTACAAGTATTAGAAACAAAAGCAGTTGTAGCAAATAATGCAGGTGTACAGGTTCCTAGTGCCGTACCGAGCAATTTATTATGGCACACAGTAGTCAATTTATACGGTGCTTTACGTAATGGAATAAGTCAGGTTCGTCTCGATAATCCATATGATGACACAGTGATCGTTGGAACAGTATCTTATGACCCAACTGATGATAGGTTTTTATTATTCACTGTTGACACCGATACAATACCGCAAAATACATTAGATCCAATAAACGCTATTGTTGATCCACAATCAAAAGGTCCAGGCACAATTGCCGGACTTCCTGCATCGGCAACAGGACAGAGATATTTGTTCATTAACGATACAGGCAGCGGTAGTACAACTGATCCAGGATTTGCACAAGCATGGCGAGGTACTGACGGTTCGACGCTAGTAGCAGTTACCAACGATATTGTAGAGTATAACGGAGTGCGTTGGAATGTAGTGTTTAATGCAAGTGCAGAAACAAACGTCCAATATGTGACTAATATAACAACTGGCGTAGCATATAGATGGGCCGCTGGCGAGTGGCTTAAAGCCTATGAAGGATTATACACAGAAGGCAATTGGAGTCTTGTACTTTGATAAATGCAGTTGGTGTTTGGTTTTATAACGTAACTACAGATAGATACCTGTACTTACTAAGAAACGATTCAAAAAATCCTGGATGTTGGGGTCTTCCTGGAGGCAAGGTGGACTTTGGCGAGAATCTAAATCAAGCACTCCAAAGAGAATGTCATGAAGAAATAGGATTATGGCCTGATGTAATAAAATTAGTACCTATTGAAAAATTTACAAGCGTTGATAACCATTTTAGTTATCATACCTTTTTTTGCCTAGTTAGACACGAATTTGTACCAGTACTTAACAATGAACATTATGGATATAGTTGGATTAAGTCTGGAGTTTGGCCAAAACCACTACATCCTGGCTTATGGACAACCATTAATTTTCAAGAAATTTTAAAGAAAATTGATATAATTAAAAAGTTTCAAATATCACAATATGAGATAAACTCTCCATAATTCATGTGATTAAAGTTTGCATTTTTTCGCCACATGTCATGTGCTTTGGCTCCATCTGATACATAGTAAAATTGAGTAGTCCTATAGGTCTCAAATACAAGATTAATTTGTTTTATCAACTTTTCATCTGGCTCATCTTGAGCAGTAAGTGCGTCAACTCCAAGTAAAAATATTTCTTTATGTCCATCAAAACAAGCTAGCCACGTTGCAACTGTCACACTTTTACCTCTGACGCCATATGGCACAAGATAATACTCACCGGGATCATCAATACAATTTCTTGCATGGCTATACACAATCGTACTTTGCTGGTACTTTTCTGCTTTAAGGTCTGCTAGTTTTTGTTTATCAAATTCTATATAGAAATCGCACTGCATTTCTTGCCAACAATCTTCTGCACCGTAACTTTGCAATCTTTTACGTCCAAGATGCCATCCTTTGTGTAGTTCAATTTTTGTTTTAAGATTCAGTTTTCCGTGAAAATTAGTGTTGTATCGGCTTTGTCCGTTCCCAATGACTGCAGCTCGACCACTAATGTGTTGATTTTCAATTGGATTATCAATCCATTCACGTTCTTGATGTTTTTTGCCATCGATAATTTGGTTCGTCGTGATAACAAATTCACCGTCGTATTCAGTGCGATACCTCTCGGGCATTACATACGCCCTACAAGGACTTCTATAACTCCGGGACCTTCACTGTCTTTGTTGTCAATTGCTTTACCTATCATTGATCCAGATGGTGGATTATGTATGTCTCTATGAGCTTTTGCATGACCTGGTACATCACTGCTTACAAGTAAATCACCTTTGTTAATTTTGCCTGTAACTTTGCAAGGCA